TATTTCAACGGCCTGACTTGCTGGTAACCCAGTCAAAGTTGCCGATGTACTACCAGTTCCTGATATTGATGCATTTAAATATACATCACTATCTGTTCCTACAATCCAATCATCGGTGTTAGTAAATGTTTCTCCTGTAGCAGAAAGAGATATTGATGCTTGACCAGAACCATTTGATGTTGCAGTAAAACGTCTTTGTGCTGCAAAAGAAATATCAGTTAAAGCTTGAGGTCTTGGACGTGGTAGTGGAAATAATGATGTGTTAACACTAGTTTCTTTCAACACCGCTTTTGAGTTTTCTAAAGTAGGTCTAAAATAGCTTGAGGTGCTTGTTCCTATACTTTTTACACTTCTAAAAGCTGAACCACTATTCATTTGTACATCAAATAAATGATACCTCAGTTTAGTACCGTCTTCGTTTATGGCTTTAACCCTTGCAGTACCAATGGTATTGCCAGTGTAATCTAAATTGTCTTTTAAATCTAACTTTTCAAATACGTTAATGTTTGGTATACCAAAAGAAGCAGAGTCACCGAACGTTCCATTATCTACAAAAACATAGTTACCAAAGTCTGTGCCAACTACATCATTATTAATGGCAATTGTATCAGTAGCTTTTTCTATTCTTAAAGTTGTCGGAAACGGTCTTGCTGCTCTAAAACCTTCCACGACTGCTATTCCAGGGCTTACTTGAAGATTTAAGTGAGTGGATGCAGAATCTAAATTAAACTTTGCAATAAAAGGTTTTACGAAATAGTCTCCAGAATTTTCATGTATTCTTCTTGCCACAACTTGGTTTGGAATATTATATGCGTTTCTTTCATCAACTGCGCTATATATTACGCCTTCTTTAATTGTAGCGATATGAATAAAGTTTTCATCTGAATCAACATCACTTTCTTCTACTATGGTTAATTGTATTTTATATCTATCGGCGCCAGGTGCTGTAAGGTTAGGCACAGCCCCTTGATTATCAAATAATGTTTGATCATCTATAGAAGCTACGACGGATTCTACAGCCTTAAACCCGATGTTTGTGTCAACATCATCAGAGTACTTTGATATTATTTTTGACTGATCTTCTGTAAATACAAAGTGACCTCTTGCGTAGTAAATTCCAGACAACAACGTTATAAGAACACCGACACCTGTAGCAGGATTTGTTGCAGTATTTGTTGTTTGAACTGTTAACGTTACTGATCCGTTGTTTACATCCTCACCGGCTGACATACGTATAGTAGAAATTCCTGATGATCCAGAACTTGTATTGGTGTATTGAACATAAAGAGTATCAGGATCTGATCCAGTTGCAGCAACAACTTGTAAGACTTTAACTATGACGCCTGAAGTTTGACCAGTGAATGACGTACCTACAAGCGTAGATGTATCAGCTGGAAGTGTATTAACTGTAGTATTTAATTTTATAAACTCATACTTTTGATTTATAGTCGCACCGCCGGGTTTAACCACAGCACCTTCTTTAAATATATTATCGCCAAATCTTTGTATTTGATTTTGTAATATTGTTTGAAGCTGCGTTAACTCACGAGCTTGAAGAGCTTTTCCAGAGTTGAAAAGTATCTTGTGAAATCCAGCACTGTCAGCAAAATCATCTTTATAAGTACTTGGAAAGGTGGTTTCAGTTAAATTAGTTGCCATAGTTTATTCCTTATAGTGATATTACAACTTTAATATCTTCTTGTTGATTTGCTGCTCTTGTAACTGGTGCTCTATTTTCTATATATAAAATACTTCCAGAAAGTTTATCTACATCATCTCTAGTGAAAGCATCACTGTCAGCATCTACACCTGCAGCTACGAGTGCACCTGATGTACCACCACCAGTTATCGTTTCACCTTCAGCAAATGCTTTAAATCCAGTAGTTTCAGTCTGATGAAAATATAACCTATCACTATCAACCTCATCAACTAAAGCTTGAGCTCCAGACGTTCCGCCTGTTATTGTTACATCTAAGAAATTTGCGTTTGCCGCTGCAGTGAGTTTTAAGAATCTTAAAGCTTTACCACTTGATGTAGTAAAAGCCGGCCCATCAGCTGCACTATCTGAAGTGTGTGTTGGATCTCTTATCAATGCTACTTGTCTGAAATCTTGACCTACTATAAAATTACTGTCTTCTATTCCGTTTGGTTTTGCGTTAAACATTAATGAAGTTGATTTTAAATCATCTCTTGCATCATTGCCTAAACCTTCCTCAGGTCCTAGTATAGCTCTTGCTTCTGCACCGCTTCCACCGCCTGAGATTGCTATACTCGCAAAATTATAACCTTGACCCATAGCTATTGCGCTGTCTGTACTTGAATCAAGTTCAATTTTTGTAACAGCTCCACCTGAAACTGTAGCGGTTGCTGCAGCTCTAATACCATCACCATTAATAGTTACTGTTGGTGGACTAGATGGATCATAACCAGATCCGCCTGCAGTGACGTTAATACCTACGATTTGGCCAGGAACAGCAGAGTCTTGAACTAGAGCTTGTGTAATTTCTAGTGCTGTTAACGTTGTAGTTCCAGTTAAGTCATTAACTCTTGCAGAGTCTAGAATTTTTTCAACCGGTATAAAGTTTGCTGATAAAAAGGCACTTGCTCTTGCAGCCGACAAAGAATATAAAAACTTCCAAACATATCCATCTGAAGTTTTAAAAGGTTTTGTAGTAGTTCCGGTTGGTTTTATTGTAGAAGTTGTTGCAGTTCCTGCATCGTTTTTAGCTTGTTGTAGAACAATGTAAACCTGATTATCTTCTGTCAAAACTGCATAAGGATTTGTATCTGGTATGCTAGTAAGATCATCGTCATAAGCTTGATATATAGATCCAGATGACCAGTTATATCTTGGTATAACATATGATACGTCACTTGCAGATTTTATTGATTGTAAACCCGCTCTTACGTTTCTAATAGTTCTTGGAGCGTCTGTTGGAGTTGGCACAGTTTCTGTACTATCCCAAGATTCTGACCTTCCGATTCCTATATAATACCTGTTAGTATTGTTCGTAACTTCATTAAAAACAGTTTGAGTGATTTGTTTTTTAAACGGGTCTGTAATTATTGCTGACATATTCTATTCCTTATGATACCGTTACTTCGCCTTGGTTTCCTACTAAGAACCAGTTTGATCCGTCCCATATACAGGTACAACCATCGTTCTGTGCTAGAACAAATTTAGTACCTTGAGCAAAACTTACAGGTGTAACATGCATTGCACCTGCACCTTTATTTGTAAAAATTTTATATTCACCTACAGTTGTTCCATTAGCTAATGATACATCTAGTTGAGAACCTTTGTTGCCTATTATTAATGTTGCTGCTGTACTTGCTGCGCCATTTGCAGTTATTGTAGAAGAACTAAAAGCTGCTTTATTTAATTCAACTGAACCTGTTCCTTTTGGTGTCATTATTATGTTTAAATTAGTTCCACCTCCTGTTGCAGAAAGTGTTGGTCCAGTAGTTGATGCACCGTTTGCGATTGTTAATTCATTAACCGCACTACCTGTTGTTGTAAATTTAATAAATTCGTTTGCATTAGCATCATTTAAAGAAGTACCTATGACCGGTGTATTTATTATTGGTGATGTTAGTGTCTTGTTAGTTAACGTTTGTGATGCTGCTATAGTTGCAATTGTTCCGGCACCACTTGGTATAGTGACTGTTCCACCATTTGTAATTGACGCTATTGTTGGAGTTGTTAATGTCTTATTAGTTAATGTTTGAGTTGCAGTATCTAATACTACGTTACCTCCAGCATCCGGTAAAGCAATAGTTCTATCTGCTGTGGCATTGGTTGCAATCAACTTAGTTTCGTGACTGTCTGCGGATGTTCCTTCAAATAAAACTACACCTGTGCTTGAAGAATCAATTAATTTTACAAGTGTACTTAGTGTTGAACTATCACCTCCAAGTTGTGTGTACAACTCTTTAAAGTTTGCATTTATTTTAGTACCAGCACCACGTAAGGTATCTCCTGTACCGTCGTTTGCTGATGAACCTACATTTATATTTTGTCTTGTCATTTTAAATCCTAATAAGTCTATTTATACTAGAAAGATGAGTCACTTACTCTTCTAGCAAATATTTCGTTATCCATTGTTTCTAATACTATTGAGAAGTCTGGTGTTGCATTTTCATCACTATCTCTAATTGAGCTATCATCAAATGTAAATGAGTTTGGAGTTACCACTTGTCTTAAAGTGTGATAAGTTGTATTAAGTTGTGATAGAGTGATGTCTTGATACTCACTTACTAACTCATTTAAATTAGATCTAACATTACCACCACCCGAATCTATCAACACAGTTGATTGTACAAACGGTAATGAGAACACTGCAGCCGCTTGAGAAACGATTGTCGGTCCAGGTGATGAGTCTTCGATCGATAATGGAGCAGTAAGATTGAGAGAACCTACTGTATCTGAAACTACCTCGCCTGCAAAAAAGAATCCTGCTGGATGAACAAACTTTTTATACAACTCTGTCCATTTAGATGTGTCAATTCCAGTTTTAACTAATAATCCAAATGTTTGAAAAATCTCGTTGTTTTGCAAAAATTTTAATGAGTCAACACCTATTTGACTTGCAGAATCTCCAACATTAAATATTGACTCTTTACCATATTCAACCTCAGCAACTTGCTGAAAAAATAATCTAAAAAATTCTTGGAATCCAAGTTTAGTACCTTTATTTCTTGCTAACTCAGCTAGTCTTGTTATTGCGTATCTTGTATCTGTAAAGTTTTCACCTGTTTCTAATCCACCAGCAAGTTCACTTACAAGATTATTTAGTAAGTCACTAGGCGCTTCTCTTGCATCTTTCTTAGAAAATAATTGCCTTACATCATCACCAAAGGCATGTGTCCCATTATCTGAATCTAAAAAGTCATAGTATTTTTCTAAAAAAGTTACGAGAGTTGGAAACTCACTTGTATAATATTCTGGTAAAGCTTCACGCACCTTTCTTACTTGAAAGTTTTTAAGCCTTCTTTTACTATGATAATTAATAGACATTAAATGCTAACCTGTGTATTTTGAAAATCAAGTAAAGCTCTAGATGTTGAAGTCGATGTATCAATACCAAGAACATAGTTACGTAATGGTCTTATAGTATTTTGATTTGCTGGAGTAACCGTCAAAGATATAAAACTTCCATCTATTGCCGATGGTTTAAATCCAACTAAGCTTACTGTTCCTGTTTCTTGATTGTACGTTCCTACGTTATCGTTTTCAATAGTTCCATCAACTGATACGATTTGTATCTTTGTACTGTTTAATTTATTTTGTAGAAAACACTGTTGGCTGTTAAAAGTAAATCCTGATGAAGTCAACACTGGTAAGTCTGCAGCCGGTACAGAAAGTTTTACTGGAAATATAATATCGTAATTAAGAGAAATATTATTAGTAGGTACAAAGGTTTGTACCATCTTAACGTCTATCTTAGAGTTTAATATTGCAGGATCTAATGCATCTATGATTGTGAGTAAGTTTGATCTTCTAAAAACTTTATTAAACCTCTCTAAGTTAGTGCTGAAAAAAGTATTAATTCTTGCTTGAACTAAATTTTGTACTGACTGCGCAGTAGAGCTTGTTAAGTCAGGATCTAAATTAAAAGTAGTTGTGAGCTGTAAGTTTGATGTTACAGGATCAACAAACTCTGTTGTAATTGACATTACTGACATATTATCTGTTAAGTCGGTTTTTATTTGGTTTTTAACAGTTTGTTGAGTACTATCAGTAATACCAGTCTTAAACTTTAGTCCTACGTATACTCTACCATAAACTGCAGGAACATTATCTG